GGCGCGTGGATTGAAATGGCAAGAACGCGCTGCCGGAATCCCGCACTTACTGTCGCGCCCCGCATGGGGCGCGTGGATTGAAATGATGTCCTCGGTATGGGTCTAAATGCCGTAGCCTCCGGTCGCGCCCCGCATGGGGCGCGTGGATTGAAATACGCCTACTGCGAGGCAAAGGGGCTGACGGACGCGGTCGCGCCCCGCATGGGGCGCGTGGATTGAAATGGCGACGAGGGCGTGAGCGGCCTGACGCATTACATCACCAAGGGCGACGCGAGCTACAAGCGGTGGAGCGGCAGCCGGAACCTCATTCAGCCGGAGGCACAGCCCCCGCGCGATGATCTGACGATGGAGGACGTGCGCGCGCTCTTCGAGGCGGCGGAGATCCACCTGGCGAACGAATGGTTTGAATCACGCTTCCCCGGCTATGAGCTCGTAAACTGCGAGCCGTGCCGCAACGAGACGAACAGGGGGTATTATATCCATTTCGAGATGCGGCGGAAAAATTCTACTTGACTTTTGCATACCATTAGTATATACTTTTGGTATGCAAAAGGAGGTGAAGCAATGGAGCCCAAAAAGATGGGCAGACCGACAGACGCAGTGAAAGCTACTCAAATTGCCGTCAGGCTCGATGATAAAACGCTGCAAATCCTTGACGACTATTGTGCAGAGAAAAACGTGAGCAGGGCGGAGGGCGTTCGACGCGCCGTCAGAAAGCTAAAAAAATAACGGAAACGCTTTCCCGTCGAAAGTCAGCGTTTCCGTTATCCACCACCGCGGGGGAGTCCCCAACGGTAAATCCATTCTACCACAGGGGGTTCCTCCGCACAAGAGAAAATTTTGAGGAGGAAACTATGAACAGCAATTGTGTTCCCGTTTATCGGGACAGCATCGAATCAGAGGCCCTGATGTGCCGGTGCATCCAGAGCACGCTGGCGCTCATCCGCGCGGCGGTGGAAAATCCGGCATCAGACTACAGCAGAGAGGTCGGCGACGCCTGTTACCTGCTCGAGAGCGCAATGGATCAGCGAATCTATGAGCTAAGCCGCATGGCGGAAGGCAAGCTGACCGGCGACCCGAAGGTCGGAGGTGCGGCATGAACATGACACCGATGCCACAGGAGAGCGCGGCGGAGATCGCGCGCATGAACCGGTACATCCAGAAGACCAAGGGCGCGGAAAAGACCGTGTACGACATGACGCTCAAGGAAATGGGGTCGCTGCGGGACATGACGAAGCGCGGCAAGGATTGGGACGCGGTGGAGCTGGCCTTCCTGTACGGGCGGGCCAAGGGCTACCGCGCGGCCAAAGCGGAGGTGAGCGCATGAACGAGCTTACGGTATTTCAGAATCCCGAGTTTGGGGAATTCCGCACGGCGGAGATTAACGGCGAAACGTGGTTCTGCTTGGCTGACATTTGCCGACCGTTAGGAATCGTTGTAGCAGACTGCAAAAAGCGCCTAAAACAAAAGGGGGTAGATAGCATCGATACCCCTACGAATGGCGGTCGCCAGAAGATGGTTTTCGTTGACGAAGCCAACCTGTACCGCGCAGTATTCCAGAGCCGCAAGCCGGAAGCCGAGCGCTTCACGGATTGGGTGACAGAGGAAGTCCTTCCCGCGATCCGCAAGACGGGCAGCTATCAGGCAAAGCCCATGAGCATTGCCGAGAACCTTGCCGCGCAGGCGCAGCTGCTCGTGGAGCAAGAAAAGCGCATTGCGCGCATCGAGCAGCGCGTCGATCACGCCCTGACGGCCATTGCCCGCCCGCAGGCGGACAACTGGATCGCGGACATGAAGGACAGCATTCACGCCTACTGCGAGGCAAAGGGGCTGACGGACGCGGCGGGACGCGGGCGGCTTTACGCAGCGCTCGACAGCGAGGCAAACTGCAACACCGACCGCAGGCTGAGCGAGCTGCGCAGACGGCAAAAGAAGGCCGGAGTGCGGTACAAGGACTACATGGCGCTCACGAAGCTGGACGCTATCGCGGCGGACAAGCAGCTGCGCGTGGCGTTTGAGGGCATTGTGGCGCGGGAGACGGCGAGGGCCGCGAAGTAAATAACGCGAAAGCACCGGAGGGAATCGTCCTTCCGGCGCTTTTTCATATCGCAACACGACGACGCGCGCGGGGGAGCCCGGGCGCGCTGCGTGCATGCTCCCGCACGTGCGCGCGAGTATACGCGCGAGGAAGAGCCGCAAGCCCTGATTTGGTAAGGGTTTGCGGCCCTTTTTTCATGCCCGAAAGTTGACGGTTCGTGACCTGTTGCATTTGCTACACTTTTTGAAAACAAGGCAAGCGCGCCGAGAGGAGGGGTGCGGATGGCGCGGCAGAAGAAATACACGGCGGCAACGCTGGGCAAGGCCTGCGAGCGCTATTTCGCAGCGATCACGCGGCGCGTGAAGGTCACGGAAATGGTGGACAGCGGCGAGCGAGACGAGAAGGGCCACGTCGTCCTCATCCCCGTGCCGGTGAAAAACACGCTGGGCGAAGAGGTCGAGGTGACGGAGTACATCATCCCGCCGAGCATGCATGAGCTGTGCGCGGCCCTTCGCATCGACCGGGCGACGTGGAGCCGGTACATGGGCGAGAGCGAGGAGTTCGCGGCCGTCGGCGAGCGGGTGCGCGAGCGCATGAAGGCCTGGAACGAGCACGAGATGCTGACGCGGCCGGGCAAGGACCTGAAAGGGATCCTCTTCAACCTGACGAACAACTACGGCTACAGCGAGAAGAAAGAGGTCGAGCTCGGCGAGCGGGCGACAAAGACCGTGACGGCGGCGAGCATCCCGCTCGAGGAGCGGCAAGCGATGCTGCGCGAGCTGATGCAGGAGTTTGAGCACGATGGCGGCGACGAAGACGCGGACCTATGAGCGAGAGCTTGAGGTGGCACTGTGGTGGCGGGACTTCCGCGCGACGAACAACGCGCACTTCCTGCCGCTGCTGTTCGACCGGCACCGCTACCTCGTCCTGAAAGGCGGCGGCGGCAGCGGCAAGTCGATCTTCGCGGGGCGCAAGGTGCTCGAGCGCGTGACAAGCGAGCCGGGGCACCGCTGGCTGGTGTGCCGCAAGGTGGCGCGGACGCTGCGCGAGAGCTGCTTTGAGCAGCTGCGCGGACAGATATCCGACTTCTACCCCGACAGCGGGGCGAAGGTCAACAAGAGTGACATGAGCATCTCGTTTGCGAACGGCAGCAAGATCCTGTTCGCGGGCCTCGACGACGTGGAAAAGCTCAAGTCGATCTACGACATCACGGGCATCTGGATCGAGGAAGCGAGCGAGCTGGAGCAGGGGGACTTCGACCAGCTGGACATCCGACTGCGCACAGACTTCCCCTATTACCTGCAAATGATCCTGACCTTTAACCCGATCAGCATCACACATTGGCTGAAAAAGCGGTTTTTCGACCGCAAGGACCCGCGCGCGACGGTGCACGAGAGCACGTATCTCGACAACCGCTTTCTGACGGCGGAGGCGATCACGACGCTCGAGGCCTTCAAGGAGACGGACGAGTACTACTACCAGGTCTATTGTCTCGGCCAGTGGGGCGTGACGGGCAAGACGGTGTTCGACGCGAAGAAGGTGAGCGAGCGGCTGCTCGCGGTCGAGCGGGCAAAAAAGCCGAGGCGCGGGTATTTCGAGAACGTCGTCAAAGAAGACGGCGTGCATCTCGAGAGCTGGGCGTGGGTGGACGATCCGGACGGCGCGGTGACGATCTACGAAGACGTTGTCCCAGGCCGGCCGTATGTCATCGGCGGCGACACGGCGGGCGACGGCAGCGATTATTTCGTCGGGCAGGTGCTCGACAACATCACGGGCAAGCAGGTCTGCACGCTGCGCCACCAGTACGACGAGGACACGTATGCGCGGCAAATGTACTGCCTCGGCAAGTACTACAACGAGGCGCTGCTGGCGATCGAGACAAACTTCTCGACCTATCCGACGAAGCTGCTCGACCTGATGGGCTACCGCAATTTGTACGTGCGCGAGGTGGAGGACGACTTCACGGGCAAGATCAAGCACGCCTTCGGCTTCCAGACGAACCGGCTGACGCGGCCGGTGATCCTGTCTGAGCTCATCCGCATTCTGCGCGAGAGCATGAGCACGGTGAACGACCGCGACACGCTGCTTGAAATGCTGACATTCGTGCGGCGGGAGAAGGACTTGCAGGGCGAGGCTGAGCCGGGCGCGCACGACGACTGCGTGATGGCCCTTGCGATCGCGCACTACGCGCGGCCGCAGCAGACGATGGAGATCAAGACCGGCGGCAGCGGCGCACGCAAGGCGCGCTGGACGGCGGACATGTGGGAGGACTACAACAGCGCGAGCGAGACCGAGCGGGCAGAAATGCTGGCGCTCTGGGGCGAGCCGCGATGAGAGGGAGAAAAGACATGGAAGAAAAAGCAAAGACAAGCCAGATCAGCGAGGAGCTGCGCGAGTGGCAGGCGAGGCTCAATGAGAGCGACGCCAAGTGGTCGAAAGAAGTCGAAAAAATGAACGAGCGCGAGGCGGTCTACAACGGGGACCGCACGATGCAGCCGCTCGTCCCCGGCGACACGCACCGCGACGGAACGCTGAAAAAGACGAGCCACGTGCGCAACATCACGTTCGAGAACATCGAAAGCCAGGTATCGAGCAGCATTCCGCAGCCGAAGGTGACGCCGCGGCGCAAGAAGGACGAGCACCTGGCCGACGTGATCGAGCACTTTCTGCGCAACGAGCTCGACCGGCTCCCGTTTGAGGCGCTGAACGATCTGGCCGAGCGGACGGTGCCCATTCAGGGCGGCGTGGGCTTTTTGGTCGAGTGGGACAACACGAAGCGCACGAGCACGACCGTCGGCGAGGTGAACGTGACGCTCATCCACCCGCAGCAGTTCGCGCCGCAGCCGAACGTCTACACCGGCATTGCCGACATGGATTATTTCATTGTCAAGGTGCCGACGACGAAGGGCTACGTCGAGCGCCGCTATGGCGTGCTGCTTGAAAACGAGGGCGAGAGCGAGCCGGACATCCGAGGCGGCGACGGCTCGACGAGCGACCGCAACCTGACGCTCTACATCGGCTACAAGCTCAACGAGCGCGGCGGCATCGACCGCTACACGTGGGTGAACGACACGGAGCTCGAAAACCTCAAGGACTACCAGGCGCGCAGGCAGCCGGTGTGCAAGAGCTGCGGCAAGGTAAAACCCCTGCCGGGGCAGGAGGTAAACGGCGCCGCTTACGACGGCGGCGCGTGCCCGTGGTGCGGCGGCGAGGACTGGGAGAGCAAGACGCAGGACTTTGAAGAGCTCTACGCGCCGGTGCGCCGCAGCGACGGCACGTTCGTCGGCGGGATGCAGGAAGCGCTCGACGAGAGCGGCCTGCCGATCCAGAAGCCGGTACGCATTCCGTATTACCGGCCGGACCGCTATCCGATCATCTTGCAGCGCAGCGTGAGCGTGTTCGGCCAGCTGCTCGGCAATTCCGACGTCGATATGATCCGCGACCAGCAGAACACGAGCAACCGCATCGAGCAGAAGATCATCGACCGATTGATGAAGGCGGGCACGCGCATCACGCTCCCCGACAGGGTGGACCTGCGCACCGACCCCGAGGACGGCGAGCGGTGGTATATCGGAAAGCCGAGCGAAAAGCAGCTCATCGACGTCTACGATTTTTCGGGCAATTTGCAGTACGAGCTCACGTATCTGGCGCAGGTCTACGAAGAGGCGCGACAGATCATCGGCATCACGGACAGCTTTCAGGGCAGGCAGGACACGACCGCGACGAGCGGCAAGGCCAAGGAGTTCTCCGCTGCGCAGGCGGCGGGACGTCTCGAGAGCAAGCGCGTGATGAAGAATGCGGCGTATGCCGAGCTCTTCGAAACGATGTTCAAGTTCTGGCTGGCGTACTCGGACGAGCCGCGGCCGGTGACGTATAAGGACAGCACGGGCGAGACGATGTACGAGGAGTTCAACCGCTATGACTTCCTCGAAGAAGGCGAAGACGGCGAGCTGCACTGGAACGATCAGTTTCTTTTCTCGTGCGACACGAGCGCGCCGCTGGCGAGCAACCGCGAGGCGATGTGGCAGGAGACGCGGCAGAACCTTGAGGGCGGGGCCTTCGGCGACCCGACGGACCTTGAAACGCTCATTTTGTTCTGGGCGAAGATGGAGGAGCTGCACTATCCCGGCGCGGCGCAGACGAAAAAGCACCTCGAGGAGAAGATGCAGCGGCAGGAAGAAATGGCCGCACAGCAGGCGGCGGCACAGCAGATGCAGCAAGCCGCCATGCAGGGCGACGCACCGGGCGGCGGCGCGGGCGTGCCGGACGATCTGGCCGCGGCGATCGACGCGCAGGCACAGCAGGATGCTATGAACGCCGTGCAGAACGGCGGACAAGGCGAAATGCTTGACACAGTGCAGCAGTAAAGGGCTAAAGGCGCGAAAGAGAGACGCGCAGAGCATAGAGCCCCGCAAAGGGGACAGCCCCCCCGCAAGGGGGACGCCGCATCCGTAAGGCAGCAGAGCTGCCAACGGCTGCGCAGCGCATGGCAACGCGGGAAAATGCCGAATCCGAAGGAAAGGAGGACGCAGGCATGAGCGATAAGAGCGGTTACGTCGGCAGAATCAGAAACGGCGGCACGCAGGTCGTGAAGGCACCGAACCAGCAGACCGACGCGAAGAAGGGCGTCGTGCACACCGGTAGCGACCTTCGTACCGGCAAGAAGTAAAGACTTCAAAACGAAGCGCGCTTCGTTTTGAGTGAGCTTCAGCCCTCGGCAGCGCACTCGCTGCGCTCGCACGTTTGAGGGCCGCAAGGTGCATTTCGTCACGCACATGTCGCGACGAAATGCAGATTAAGCAGGTTTGCCGCTGCGGCGGCAAATTCTACGAAGTTTTTTGCGCACGGCGATAGCGGGAACATGCCAGAAGGGAAAAGAGAATGGGATTCACGGAAAAAGATGTCTTTGAAGCGATGGGCCTGACGCCGCCGGAAGAAGAGCCGGGCGCGCAGCAGGAGCCCACAGGCGCAAACGAGCCGGGCACCGCTGCCCCGGCCGCAGAGGAGACCACCGGCGCGCCGGAGGGCGGCGGCGCTGGCACGACGGGCGGCGAGGGCGCAGAGGGCGCCGCAAGCGGTCCCGAGGGTCAGAGCGGCGCGGAAGGCGCAGAAGATGACGCAGGCGATGCGGAGGGCGCGAAGAAGGAGCAGACCCCCGACGAGCGCAGGG